GTTTCCCAGTCACGATCCGAAACAACTTTAGCTGAAATGAATGTGGCTGGGCGTTTCGTTTTTGTTGGTATTACAGCGCCTGGTATCATGCCACAGCTTGCTACACCCATAGGTTTGTTAGAGCCACACAAAATTCAAGCGGCTTTGTCTGAAAGCATTTTGATACAAGACTCGCCTATAATCCCAGAGTACAGTTTACTTGCAGAGCTCCTAATTTTAATAACCACAGCTTCTTTAGTTTGGTTGTTTTTATTTTATTTAGGCATAAGCGCAGGTTTAATTACTGCTAGTTTGGTCTTCATAGGCACTACAATCTTAGGCGTTTATCTGATTCGTATGGGTTTGTTAATAGACGTAACCTGGACACTTATCAGTCAAATCTTAGTTGGAGCTACGGCTTTTTATTTACGCTTTCGTGAACAATTTAAGTTACGTCTGCAAATAAAAAAACAGTTTGAGCATTATTTAGATCCGCGTCAGATACAACGCCTACAAGACAATCCAGAGCTTTTAAAACTCGGTGGCGAAAAAAAGACTGCTACATTTTTATTTACCGATGTCAGAGGTTTTACGGCTATGTCTGAGTCTTTGCCTCCAGAAAAAGTTACTTACATTATGAACAAAGCTTTGACAGCTCAACAAACAGCTGTGCAAAAACACGACGGCATGGTTGATAAATACATAGGCGACGCAATGATGGCGATATTTAACGCGCCTTTAGATTTACCAGAGCATCAACACAAAGCTATAGATTGTGCCAAAGACATAGTAAAAAATATGGCAGAACTCAACAAAGAGTTACAAGCAGAAGGCTTACCAGAAATAGCCATTGGCATAGGAATTAACACAGGCAAAGCAGTTATAGGCAACATGGGTAGTGCTACTCGTTTTGATTACACGGCTATAGGCGATGCAGTTAATACAGCGGCTAGATTAGAAAGTGCGACAAAAGAGCTAAAAGTGAATATACTAATTGGTAAAGACACTGCAAATAGTTGTCAATATGATTTAAGATACTTAGATGATATACAAGTAAAAGGAAAAGCATTTCCAATAAAAGTTTATGGGATTTAAGTTAAGTATTATTTTAGGAGTTTTATTAGTGACCACAATATCTGGCTCTGCTTTCTATATTAAATATCTAAATGGCCAAGTAGCGACTTTGAAAGCCAATCAAATTGTTTTGACGGACAAAATAGCTGAACAAAACGAATCCATCAAAAATTATCTACAAAAACAAAAGGAAACCATGCAAGAAATGGCGGCTTTAGAAGATGCCAAGCAAGAAGCCATGCGCTCTGTTACAGAATTAAGAAACAAGTTTGCCCGTCACGATCTGAACAATTTAGCTTTGATGAAGCCTGGCTTGATTGAAAGAAGAGTAAATGCAGGCTCAAAAAAAGTTTTTGATGAGTTAATGTCAATTACATCCCCCTATGTAAAAGATGAAAATATCTCTCCTAATAATTAGCTCATTGTTTGTCTTGGGTGGCTGTTCAATACTACCCAAGGCACAACCTGTAGACGTCAGAACGATAGCTGAAATACCACCTATGTATCACCCGCCCTTACCTTTAGAAATACAAGGTGTGCCAGTCAAATGGAAAGTTTTGACACCAGAAATCATGGAAGAATATTTAGCTTTGGTTAAAGAAGGCAAAGCACCAGCTATGCCGTATTACGCACTGACCACGCAACAATACGAAAATTTGTCAGTCAATATGGCTGAAATAACTAGATACACAAAAAATATTTTATCTATAGTTGAATATTATAGAAATTACGATCAACCAAAAAAGGAGAATAGTGATGAGTGACAATCCAGATGCTTTTGTTTATCAAGCAGAGTTAGATAGGGTGGTAGATGGCGATACCGTAGATGTAATTTTAGATTTAGGCTTTGATGTCAAGTTACACAAACAAAGAGTACGGTTAGCAGGTATTGACACACCAGAATCAAGAACACGAGATTTAGCTGAAAAAAAATTAGGTTTGGCTGCCAAAGAAAGACTCAAAGAACTTTGTGTTGGAACTTTCAAGATTAAATCACTTGGTAAAGGTAAGTACGGCAGAATTTTAGGCATACCGTATACCGAAGATGGACAAGATATATGTCAAATGCTAATCAAAGAAGGACACGCTGTTGTTTACGATGGCGGTAAAAAAAGCAAAGTATGGGGAGATTATTAATGAAAATATCAGAAGAGGGCAAAGCTTTAATAAAAAAGTTTGAAGGTTGTGAATTAGAAGCATATCTATGTCCAGCTGGTTACTGGACTATAGGTTACGGACACATCAAAAGCGCTAAAGAAGGCAAAACTATTAGTCAAAATGAAGCAGATGTTTATTTGACTAAAGATTTAGAGGAATTTGAAAGCTATGTAAACGGCATGGTTAAAGTAGAACTGGAGCAAAACGAGTTTGATGCCCTTGTGTGTTGGACTTTTAACTTAGGTCCAACAAACTTAGGTTCTTCAACTTTGCTCAAAGTTTTGAATCAAGATAAAAAAAACGAAGTACCAGCACAGATAAAAAGATGGAACAAAGCTGGTGGCGAGGTTTTAGAAGGTTTGATTAGAAGAAGAGAAGCCGAAGCGCTTTTATTTCAAGGCAAAGAATGGCACGAAGTATAGCGATATGCGATACTGACTCTAGGCATTTTATGCTTAGGGTTGTGCGATTACTATGTCACTACCTAATCGTGCAACCCGCTTAATTGTATGGATCTTAACAAACTTAAAGACTTTGATATTCTGTCTGAACAAGACAAACAAGAGGCACTTGCCTTACTAAATAGATACGAACAAATTGACAAACAAGATGAGTGTCAAAACGATTTTATTAAATTTGTAAAACATTTATGGCCAGAATTTATCGAGGGCAGACACCATAAAATTATCAGCGATAAGTTCAATCGCATAGCTCAAGGCAAACTTAAAAGGTTGATTGTCTGCTTACCCCCTCGACACTCAAAATCTGAATTTGCTTCTACTTATTTTCCTGCATGGATGATGGGTAGAAAAGGTGATTTAAAAATAATACAAACCACGCACACCGCTGAATTAGCCGTACGTTTTGGTAGAAAAGTTAGAAACATTATTGACAGTCAAGAGTACCAGCACATCTTCCCGGAGCTTAAATTACAAGCCGATAACAAGTCTGCTGGTCGTTGGACAACTAATCAAGAAGGCGAAAGTTACTATGCTGGTGTTGGTGGTGCAATTACTGGTCGTGGTGCCGATTTATTAATTATTGACGATCCTCATTCTGAGCAAGATGCCATGTCGCCAAAAGCTATGGAATCAGCTTACGAGTGGTATACGTCTGGACCTAGACAGCGTTTACAACCCGGTGGCACGATTGTCATAGTAATGACACGTTGGAGCACCAAAGACTTGGTTGGTAAAGTTTTAAAAAAACAAGGCGAAGAAAATGCCGATCAATGGGAAGTAGTTGAGTTTCCTGCCATCATGCCAGAGTCCGAAGCACCTTTGTGGCCAGAATTTTGGCAAAAAGAAGAGTTACTATCAGTCAAAGCTTCTTTGCCTTTACCTAAATGGAACAGTCAATGGTTACAAAACCCGACTGCTGAGGAAGGCAGTATAGTCAAGCGTGAGTGGTGGCGTAGATGGGAAGAAGATGAAGTACCAGAGTATAACTATGTCATTCAAAGTTACGATACAGCTTTTTCTAAAAAGGACACAGCAGATTATTCTGCTATTACTACCTGGGCTATTTTTGGCGATAAAGACGACAATCCAGAAGGTATTATCTTATTAGACGCAAAAAGAGTCAGAGTCGATTTTCCAGAGCTAAAAAAAATAGCTTTGGAAGAGTATCGCTATTGGGAGCCAGATTGTGTACTAATTGAAGCCAAAGCATCTGGGACTCCTTTGACCCATGAACTTAGAAGGATGGGCATACCCGTTACGGCTTACTCACCAAGTCGAGGTCAAGACAAAGTAGCTCGAATGAACAGTGTCGCACCAATCTTTGAGTCAGGTATGGTCTGGGCACCAGAACATGAGTTTGCAGATGAAGTAATTGAAGAAATGGCTAGTTTCCCTTATGGCGATTACGATGATTATTGCGATAGTGCAACCATGGCTTTGATGCGTTTTCGTCAAGGTGGGTTTTTATCTTTGAAGGAAGACTATCAAGAGGAAGCAAGACTTTTGCGTAAAAACCGAACTATTTACTATTGATG